CCAAATACCATACTAGGAACTTCTCTACGAGCACTTGTAGTAGTGGTACCCCTAATATGATCTTTTTCTAAACCTTGTAAAAATAGATTATTATATCTATTTGAATTTGCAGGTTTAATAAATTTTGTAGGATCTGCTCCTGTTTGTTTTATTTCTTTGTTATATTCACCTACCGGTGTTAATTTTCCATTACTGCTGTAAGTTGTACTTGCATGTCCAGGTATTTGGAAATTCATATACCTATCTTGTATACAACCAATCCAAAATCCAAAAGAGTAATTGTTTTCTGCCATTAATACTAAAACTTTTACACCTACATCAGGCGGTACTGCCCAAAAACCGTAACTTTTTTGTGTTGATCCATAAGTTTGATTAGGACTAATGCCTTCTCTTGGGGTTACCCCATAGAACGGACTTACATAATCACACGGAATAATATAACCTGTTCCGTCGCCAGGGTTACCAGATTCTGTAATTTTTAAAATTTCTACTTCTAACCTGCCCATGTAATCTGGATCTAAATGATTTACTATCTTTCCAATATAAGGTCCAGTTGTATTCATCCATGAAGGTTTTGATACTCTTTTATATTTGTTATTTTGTTGATTAATTGGGCCTAACATTTTTTATCCATATTTTATTATTAACGTGTCCTTACATCACTGGCAATTTGTTCTTGAACTACAACCGTTCCTTTCTTTTCTGCCATTGCAGTTTTTGCTTCTGCACCAGCAGATTTAGGTTTTGGTTCAGCAGCTTTACTTGTTGCTGCACTTGGCTTAATATCGTAATTTTGATTCTTTCTGCGATTCATGCTTAACACTTGGGTAAACAACCCGTCTTTGAATCGACTTATTGCGGTTTGCACTGCATACAATCCACTGAAAGCTGGAACAACTCCAGCTCCGGTAAAATCTTGCCATCCAGTTTCTTTATAATCAATTGGTGTTCTAAACGTAACCAATACATCAACTTCTTCTCGTTGGTAATCCATAGTTCCATCTTTTGTTAAGTTAATTGAAACTGGATTTGCATCAGCTGAATAGTTGCCGAACCCGCTATCTGCAATGTAGTAAGGATCGCCCCAGATTGATAAATTAACCCTTGCTAGATCTTTTTCATTATTCAAGAACGCATCATTTATAGCTCTGGCGATACTAATTTTATCATATGTTCCAAGTGAACCGCCTACTCCTCCAGTAGTAGTAGACATATTTTCTTCTAATGTAAGGTTACCAGCAGTGCTGCTTTCTCCAGTACCTGTTTCTGTAGAAATTTGTACTCCTGGATCTTGCTTGTACATCTGATCAGAATTTTTATTCCTATTTGCTAATGTTTTATTACCACCGCTACCTTGATAGGATACATAAAATGCACTATCAAATGTTAAATCAAAATCAATTATATCATCATTTTTTCCAGTGTACAAATAGTCATATTCTTTGCAAGCCTGAGAAACTAAATTATCGTACCCAGGATAAGCTTCTGATATAGGACCATACTTACTGACATGCGCTCGAAAAGGCAGTACAGCAAATACATATACGTTAGGATGTCTTCCACCTTTAGATTCTTGCGCTGGGTCGTCAACTACATAGCAATGAGTTTCTATCTTAAAATAAGGAATCATTCCATTTTCATCTGGCGTTGCATCTGCAATTTTTTTACCATAATCACTTAATAAAATTAATTCTTCAAGCATATCAATTATGCTTGTTCCTGATTTAAAAGTTATAACAGTTCCATTTTTCCTTAACTGTATGAGACCTCTTTCAAATAATCCTGGTTCATCTTCACTCTCAGTAAATCTAGGTTTACCAAATGGTTGTTTTTTTCCAGAGGTAAAATCATCAACAATTTTAGCAGTACCAATTTCATTAACTTTGGTTTCGTTTTCTGCATAAGATTTTGCAGCTATGCCTGGATTACCTACAACATTTTTTAATCCTTTTACCTTATCTACTTCTCCGGCAAACCTAGGATCAACACTGCCTACATTTGTTCCTCTACCTGATTCCCATAATTCATCTACATTTACAGTTGCTCCTGAATCGCTAGATCCGCCACTGAAAACAGTCTTGGCAGAAAACCTTTCGGGGGCTATTTCTTTTGGAAACATTATTACATATTGATCTGGTGTTAATACGTCTCCATTTTCTTTTTTTGCTGCTTCGCGATTATTAAAATGAGTTGCAATACTGAAAATACCTTTTTGACACAGTTCTAATAAACTTTGTCCTTCTAATTTTAAATCCGCTTTTGAATCCATGATAACAGAATTAAAATTCTGTTCTGCCCAAGGATTGCATTCTGCACTGTAAGTGCTACCGCTTTCGGTAACTTTCATGTCTAATTTATTAAATTTTAATGGAAACAATCTACGTAAAGTTGGCTTACTTACTATTTTTCCATTAACATCCCATCCTACAAAATCTAAAGTTAGTAGAAAAGGTGCTTGCCTATAATTCTTGAATCCGGCATTTTCTGCAGCTATTTGCAAAACCTGTAAAAAAGTTCCCATACTATATGGTTCTAAAACATCAAAAGATACTTTATGTTGATTTGATTGTTTAATTCTTATATTTGGTGCTATTTGATGTTCAATTTCTACATTATCTATAAAAAATTCAAATCTTTTGTCGGTTTCTACAGCCAGAGTTACTTTTTTGTTACCTAACCCTCCACCTGATTTCAAAATACCTAATTTAGGTGGTTCTTTACGATATGTTCCTTCGGGATCATTTACTTCAGCTTGAGATAAACAATATAATGTAAAAATATAATTATATGATGCAAAATCTTTTAAATCATTAGGCAATGCTAAAGATCTAGGTTTTTCAGCAGATTGTCCATTTTTTTTTGGATTTACTGTTGCCTTGTTAACAGATTCTGATGATGATTCAACTGAATCTGCTGTTGCAGGTGACGGTCTAAGTTTTATTGCTGGTCTTGTTTTTCTTACAATTGCTACCATAATTTACTATCTTTACAATCCTAAAAATCTTTTTAAATTTCTTGCTTTTGGTAAAAATATAGGCACTCCTGCTTCCATGTCATAAACTGGATCTTTTATAACATCCATGTTCCTTTGGGCAAAAACCCACCAAAGTCTATGATCATTATATAAATCAAATGCTAATAAATCAGGTCGATGAGTGTACTGCGGTTCTAATGTATAAAGAATATCATTATCTTCTGCTGGAATTGGCCTAATATTTAATATACTTAAATATTGTTCTCCTATAACAGGCGTTCTATACCATGGACTAGACAAATCATATTCTGCCATTATAAATATCCTACTTTTCCACCTAAATAAGCTCCTTTTACAAATTCATCAAGCGAGAATTCTTCAACGCTTGATCTACTGTAAATAGGAGTAAGTGTTACACTTATATTACTGTTAGTAGGAACATATGTTCCTTTTTTTCCATTAACTGTTTCTGTTAATATATAATCAATATCTGGTGATAAATCCGTTGTCCAATTTGTTACAATAACTGGTACGTTGCCGAAAATATGATCACCGTATCCAGACAATTTTACAACTGGAGGAGGCGCTCCTTGATTAGATGTTTGACCATAAGCCATTTTAGTTACACTTCTTAAATAATGTATAACTGCAAGATAATATAGTCCTTCTACTTTATTTTGAACTGTAAAAGGACCGCTAATTGTTATATTTTCTGGTTGTGAATTTTGATAGCCATAAAATGGATAATTACTATGTATTGGTTTTAACGAATTATAACTAGCACTATTTCCAATAAAAACACTTGGAGTATAAGGCCAGCACATTCCACCAGTTTTTAATAAAGGCCCTAAAACAGTACTTGATTTCCAATCATCAGGTATACTTAATTTCACCCTCCAATCAAGTGGACCTCTAAATGTAACTTTTTTTTCAGTTTGTTTTGCAGGTTCGGCACCAGGCATGAGATTTTTGCTTCGGAAACTGGATACCGAAGCTTTTATACTGTTTACTCCATCTTGTATGCCTACTTCTACAGAATCAATTGCTCCTGTTGTAGCATTCCATGCACCTGAAGCATATGATTTAGCCTGTCCCCATGCAGATCCAAGTGAAAATTCACCTGAGCCTTCGGGTACTTTACCTTCTCTTTTTTGTCTTTCTAATGCTCCACTTACTAATGAATCGCCCATTATTATCTCCTGTTAAGTATTTATTGACTTTTTTAAATACATATATTATAATATAATATATTTTATTTGGAGTAGCATGAAAAAACAAAACTATCTTAACAACAAAGATATACTAGCAGAAATACATAAGAGTAAAACAACATTTTGTAGTTTCTTAGAAAAAGAATTTCATCAATACGATTTAATCCTTTCGTCGATATCAAAAATAAACAAAGCAACAATATTAGCAGCAAAGCAAATTAGAGCAAAAAGAAATGATATAAATGAAGAATCTATTGCTGACCAAGATGTAATTTTTAGGATAATGACATTTGATCATATCCCTGATCAACCTGGAAGGAAAAAAAATCCAAAAAACATTGCCGATTTTAAAGTAAAATTAAATTTTCCTCCTTACCAACATTGGAAATTTGACGAAAACAACGAATTAATTTGTGTTGGAAAAAGCCATTGGAAAGGCGATGTAGAAACTGGGAAATTCAGTCTTGATCACGGTACTCCAACAGATAAACTTGCACTAATGTGGATGAAACTTTGTGAAAGATACGCAACCCGTGGGAATGTAAGAGGTTATACTTACAATGACGAAATGCGAGGCCAAGCAATACTACAACTTGCACAGATTGGTTTACAATTTGACGAATCTAAAAGTCAAAATCCATTTGCATATTATACAGCAGCAGTTACAAACAGTTTTGTTAGGGTAATTAATCTAGAAAAACGTAATCAAAACATACGTGATGATATTTTGGAAATGAACAATATGAATCCTAGTTATACTAGACAAGCAAATGACGAATGGGAAGTTGCATTAAAAAGAGAAAAAGAATTCCAAGAAAACAATACATTCTAAATTTTTATGTTTAAAAAAGCAGCAGTATTTACTGATATACATTTTGGTTTAAAAGGTAATAGTAAAATACATAATGACGATTGTGAAAACTTTATCGACTGGTTTATCAAAACTGCACAAGAAAACAAATGCGATACTGGAATTTTTTGCGGAGACTGGCATCACAATCGTAATAGTTTAAATCTCACAACTATGCAGGCCACACTCCGTAGTTTAGAAAAATTAGGTGCAGCATTTGACACTTTTTATATTTTTACAGGTAATCACGATTTATACTATAAAGATAAGCGTGATGTAAGTTCTACTGACTTTGCTAGGCACATTGAAGGTATAGAATTTGTTAACTCATTTACAGAAATTGACGATGTTGCACTTGTACCTTGGCTAGTAGGCGATGAATGGAAACTTATTGAGCAATGTAAATCAAAATACATGTTTGGACACTTTGAATTACCACATTTTTATATGAATGCAATGGTAAAAATGCCTGAACATGGTGATTTACGTCCTGAGCATTTCAAAAATCAAGACCTTGTGTTTAGTGGTCATTTCCATCAACGCCAAAAACAAGGTAAGATACAATATATTGGTAATGCATTT